AACCGATCTGCAGGCCCCGCAAATATACAGGTGGGCTAATGGCCACGTCAGTAATTGCCAGCGGTAACTATGAACTATTTATAGATACGGGTTTTTTTCTAAACGCGTTTACGCTTGATGACGCAACACGGGGCGTATTAAATAACACAGAATACGTTTTAGACGGCACTACCGAGTTTGCACCAATGCTGGAATACGCTAAAAACGTTTCGGTAAACCGTGGCCGCCGTGAGATCGGTGACCAATTTAGCGCTGGCACAATGTCGTTTACCCTCGACGACACACTAGCCAACGGCATACTAAACCCGCTGTATACGTCTAGCCCGTTCGTAGACCCTGCCGGGCAATTTACGTTGGCGCCTTTGCGTCGAGTATCGCTAGGCCGTTACGACAGCACCAACACGTTTATAGCGCTGTTTGTAGGGCAAATAGTAAACTATGATTATTCGTACGAGTTGGGCGGAAACAATACGGTAACCGTTTATTGTGCAGACGATTTCTACCTATTGGCGCAAACCAGCCTTGCCGAGTTTAACGTTTCCGAGGAATTATCCAGCGCCCGCCTAACCGCTGTACTTGATCTGCCCGAAGTCAATTACCCGTTAGCCAGCCGCAACATAAACACAGGCACCCAAACATTGGGCGGCGCTGCCGCTTACACCGTGCCGGAAGGTACCAACGTAAAGGCCTACCTAAACCAAATACAGCAAGCCGAACAGGGCCGCGTTTTTATGTCACGAACAGGGGTACTGAACTTTGACCCGAGGATAGGTAATACCCTTGCTGGAAGTGTGGCCGACTTCCACGACGACGGCACAAACATTCCCTATAACAATTTAGGCATAACCTATAACGCAGATCAGGTAGTAAACAGGGCCAGTATTCAGCACTTAGGCGCAACCGTGCCTGAGGTTGCTGACGATCTAGCCAGTCAAGCCAAATACCTAATACAAACTGTAAGCATTACCGACAGCCTGTTACACAATGACGCCGCCGCCGCAAGCCTTGCCAGTTACCTACTTGTAGGCGAACCCGAGGCAACGTTTACAGCAGTGCAAACCGATTACCTAATGCTGACCACGGCCCAACGCGAAACCCTAGCCCTAGTCGATATTGGCGACACAATAACAATTACGAACACTATTGCCGGCGGCGAAGTGGCCCAAGAGTTAAGCGTCGAGGGCGTAGAACACCGCCTAGATTTTGTTACAGGCCACCGGGTCACCTACTACACGGCGCCTACAGTGATCGTTTACGAGTTCATACTCAATGACCCAATTTATGGCAAACTAGACATACAAGACCCGCAACCCGTTTTAGGATAAAGTAACCAATATGCCTATTCCACAATTTACAGCAGGGCAAGTTTTGACCGCCGCGGAATTAAACGCGATGGTAGACGCAATTAACGCAGGAGGCGCAGTGAAAGTAACAGCATTTACAGCAAGCGGAACATTTACCGTGCCAGCAGGCGTTACTTATGCAATAGCACACATTACTGGCGGCGGTGGGTCTGTCGGTACGGCTTCCGTTGCGTCAGGTGGCAATAGTTCTGTCGCGTTTGCTAGCGGAACAATTACAGCAACTGGCGGCGCAGGCGTAAGTATCCCGAGTGGCGCTTATGGCGTTGGTGCAACTGGCACAGCGAACAGCGGTCAAGGCGCGGTTAAAGCATTTAAGGAACCTCAATCGGGTGCTAGCGCCGAATGGATTGCCTCAACAGCAATGGGTTTGAGTGGTGCGTACATTGTTGCAGGTGCAGCAGTTACACCAGCCGCTTCCATCACTGTCACGGTTGGCGCAGGTGGGGCGGCAGGAACGGCTGGCAACGCTGGTGGTACAGGTTATGTATGGATCGAATACGCAGGAGGATGACATGGAACAAACTTACGCACAAGTAGAAAATAACGTAGTTGTAAACGTCGTTGTTGCTAACGCCGAATGGATAGCACAACAGCCTGGCACGTGGATTTTGTACACAGAGGAAAACCCCTGTGCTATTGGTTGGACAGTCACCGACGGCGTTTGCGACATACCACCACCGCCACCAAAACCCGAGGCGTAATGGCATGGCGTTACCTATTCGGTTGCACCATACTTTTAACAGTAGTTGCGTGGGCTTGTAGTGGTTGCACCGTTTCCAAAACCAACACAACTTACCAATGTTTTACAAAGGCGGCTTGCGACAATGAAAACCCCTGAACAGCAACACGCAGCGCTAATAGTGTTCGTGGGCCGTCTAATGGCCGTATGTTTTACGTTTACAGTTATGGCGTTTATTTACGGCGTGCTGTTTGTAGATCAGCCAATGGAACAGGCCCCAACCGACGCGCAACTAATAGACCTGCTATCCACGTTGCTTGTGTTTCTGACTGGCACACTGTCGGGCCTAGTTGCGTCTAACGGACTTAAAAGCAAAACCCCTCAGCCTGAGTAATGGCTATTCCACCTATTAAAAAACTGGTAATGCCTGCCTCGCTGCAACACGTTAAGCCGGGCGAACTACCCGCCAGCCTGCTAGTAGACATAAAACCGTTCGGCAAACTACACCCACTGGCCGCTAACGCCTACAACGCTGTTAGGGCTGCCGCGTTTGCTGCAGGTATAAAACAATTTAAGCCAATTAGCGCGGGCGATACTTACCGCAGTGTCAGTTTGCAGCGCCAAGGTTTCTTAGCGCGCTACACACTCGACGTTATACCCGGGCAAAAGCCACGCGTATACGAAGGCAAAAACTATTACCTAAAACCCGGCAACGCACCAATGGCAGTACCCGGCACAAGCCGCCATAACTTAGGTTTGGCCTGTGACTATGCAAACATGGCTGGCCCGACGTTCGAGTTTATGTGCGAACACGGCCCACGTTTCGGCTGGTCATTGGAAGTAATGCCCGCTGAACCTTGGCACTGGTTTTACTGGCCCGGCGAAAAAGTGCCAGCAGCCGTAACCCAATATCTACAAGGTTTGCAGCCAGTATCCCCCACCGCGTAACACGTGCCTACTACGGTTTTATGACCGACGAAAAGAGGACTACCACGTATGAACGAACTACAAACGTTTACTTATGAATGTTTTATAGGCCGTATGGATAACGGCCAGCAAGTGTTAGTACAGATTTTTAGAAACCCTGCCAGCCTCGAAGTGTTGGCTAGTCAGATCGCGTTTCGTACCGCTGCCGGCGACAGTTGGCAAACGCCATACCAGTTGGAGAAAATGCCATGACCCCATTTGTAGCAAAGTTGGCGCTAGGCGCTGTTTGCACTATTGCCGCGTCGCTGTTGGCTTGGGTAATGCCCGGGCTACCTGACAGCGGCCCAAGCCGCCCCGTAGCCGTCGAGTACGTTTACGAGGCAACCCCACTACTGCCCACCACAACGACGGTAAGCCCGTTTAACGAAGGTAACTGCCTGCAGGTAGTGTCACTGGCCTTAGTGTTGGGTTGGCCTGCTAGCGAGGCTGACACGATAGCCAAGGTTGCAGCCCGCGAAAGCCGCTGTACTAGCGACGCATATAACGCGCTAGACACTGCAGGCGGTAGTTACGGCATATACCAAATAAACGGGTTTTGGTGCAACCCGTCTACATACTGGCCGCAAGGCTGGCTACAGGCCCAAGGCGTACTTACCGACTGCCAACAGTTATTTGACCCAGCAATAAACACAAAAGCCGCGCTAGCCATTTGGCGTAACAGCGGTTGGCTACCATGGAAAACAACACAATAACCCGATAACAGAAAGACACCCGACATGCAGGAACCAATAGAACCCGACACTGGCATAACTGAACATACGCGCAAAATGTTTGCGCTTATTGACGATTTAGTAAGGCCTAACCACGTTGCCAAACCAGTAAATACCCACGTTTACCACCTCATAGGTGAACTGGAAGCGCTACGAAAAGACTTACAACGCATGGAGGACCCGCGCGCAAAGTTTTTAGAACTGGCCATAATTGAGTTAGAAAAACTGCAATAGTGTTTAGGTGCAGCCTGACCGCTGAGGATTTAGACCGCTGCAAACTTATTGCAGATCAGATCAGCAGCAATAGCCGCGAATATAAACAGCGTTACGGCGCCCATAAACGCGTTACAGACCCAGAAACGCTAAACCTAAACGGTGTTTTAGGCGAATACGCGTTAGCAAAGTATTTAGGTTGGGCTTACTGGTACACCGAATATGACCCCAGCGCGTACGACGTTGCCGGCTACGAAGTTCGATCTACACGCCACGCCAACGGCCATTTGATAACACACCCGGGCGATAAACCCGGCATATACGTACTGGCAATAATTGAGGGCGACAACATGGTAAGGCTGCACGGCTGGCGCACCCTAAAAACGGCAAACCTGCAACGCCATTGGCGAACCGATATGCACACCCCCTGCTATATGACCCCGCAAGCCGAATTATGGCCTATGGATATGCTGCCAGCAACCGCGTTATACCTATGTGGTAAAACAGACTAAGTAAACCCGACTAGAAAAGGACACCCGACTAATGGCATTTGATTTACAAAACTATGTTGATGTACCAACGCGACTTGCTGAGGCATACAAGCGTTGGCCTAACCTACGCATACAAGAAACCGTAAACGAAACAGTAACTATGCCTGATGGCAGTTGTTTTATACGTTGCACTATTACTGTTTGGCGTGATGAAACTGACACACTGCCAGCAATCGCTACAGCAGCCGAACCATACCCGGGCAAAACGCCTTACACCAAAAACAGCGAGTTCATGGTAGGCATGACTAGCGCCCTAGGCCGTGCGTTGGGGTATATGGGTTGCGGAGTGTCTAAAAGTATTGCTAGCCGTAATGAGATCGAGGCACGCCAAGACCCAGCAGCACCGGGCGAAGTAATCGCACCACGTGGCCGAGTGGAAGCGGGAAGCGCTGCAGGCAAGCCCAGCGCACCTAGCGGCAACTTTGCCAGCGCCAAGCAAATTAACTTTATTAAAGCGTTGGCTAAAGGCCGCGAGTATGACGAAGGCGAACTACTAGAAAAAATCCATGAGATACTAGGCAAAAACGACGTAATACTAGAAACGCTGACAGCCAGCGACGCCACAAAAGTTATCGGGGTTCTAAAATGACCCGTTACAAATCTAACTACAGTTACGCGCAAGATTTACGCGACGTACGCCAACACAGCATGGAAACAGCACGAAAACTGGCAGCCGAACAGGCGTTAGTAATGGAATTAAATAACCAAATACACGCGCTAAACGTCGAGGTAGAACGCCTTACTGACGAACTAAACCTAGCCCATGAAGCATTACGCAGGGCATTTAGTCCACAATGACGCCTAACCTAATGAGTGAACGCGATCTAAAAAACTGCATAGTAAACTATGCACGCCGCTACGGCTGGCTAGTCCACCACGATTTACCCAGCCAACGCGCCAACGGCAGTTGGGCTACAGCAGTACAAGGCGATAGCGGCTACCCCGATCTAGTGTTAGTCCACCCGGGTAACGCCGATCAAACGTTGCCGGCACAAATCATTTATGCCGAACTTAAAACGCAGCGCGGCAAACTAACTGCTGGTCAGCAACAGTGGTTAGACGCGCTAACAGCAGCAGGGCAAACAGCGGTAGTTTGGCGCCCCGCAGACATACCAGCGATCTTTACCAAACTGATTATATAAAGCGTTATACAACTGGCTAGTACCAAGACCTGCACCCGTCGCACGGTGTTAGGTAACACACGGAAAGCGTGGGTAGATCGACGCGCCCTGAAACATGCAACACGAAATGGTTTAGGCAAGGCGTCGAGGCGGGCTGTAAACATAATCAGCCAAGTAAGTAATGCTAGGTAACGGACTGAGTGCAACCCGTGGGCGGGCATTACTGCATTAGGCTTAATGGTGCCGGCATAAACAAACCGATAACAAACCCAACGCAACCGAGGTGAACCCGACATGATGAACTACTACTACTCAGCATTAGCAAGCCGCGCAAGCGGCGCGGTAGCCCAAGCGCAGCGCGGGAGTAGCCATGCCAAGTAAACGCGAAGGCCCACGCCCACGCAATCAGGCAGACTACAAACGCAATAAACAAATACTGCTAGCAGAAAACCCATTCTGCCATTGGTGCAGCATGCCGGCCACGGAAGCAGACCACCTAATAGAAGTTGATCGAGGCGGCGACAACTCACTAGACAACATGGTTAGCGCTTGCAGAAAATGCAACGCAACTCGCGGCAATAAGTACAGGGCTGCACGTGACGCAGGCAAATACGAAAACGCAAACCCAATGCCAGTAAGGGAAATACAAGGCGAACACTCACAGCGTTTTTTTGGGGTATCAACTCCTGCC